TCTTTTACGTTAGAATATCTATTCATTAGGTTTGATTATTGTTATCTCCACCACTTCCTCTTGTTGGTTGATATGTTAAATACTCATCATTGTAATTATTATTTACACCATTACTTAATGCAATAAATTTACTATTTGGATTATTTGCTTTGTTTGGTTTTTCAGGTAGGAATGTATGAATAGGAGTAAACGAAAACCCGCTTACATTGATAACTTGAGGTAGTTCTTTAACACTATTATCTGAGCCACCTTTTTCATTTAAAGCTATTTCCCATGGTGATTCTTGTGGTATATCATAATTTAGACTAGTTATAAAACCCGGTTGTTCATATAGATAGCCTCCTATGGTTAGTCTTACCAAATTACCTCTCATAAACCCAGCTGATGTATAATCTGGTGCTAGGGTTGAAGCTAAATAATTTAATTTTTTATACATAGGAATTAATTCTGCTTTAGATTGAGCTGCTACTGTAAATCCTAAATTAATTGTCCTTCCAAACCCCCCATAATTCCATAATGTATCTCCTCTTCCCACATAGTTTACAGCATTCCAAGTAGAACTATAATTATCACTAAAATTATTTATAAAAGCCCTAAAATGCATATAAACAGCTTCACCATTGCTTTTATCATTATTTATTGCTGCTATCCTAAATTTAACTAAATCATTAATGGGTTGGTTTGTATCTGGCCCTGTACCATCGTACATAGGCATTGCTGTTATTTTATCTAATGCTTGTAATTTGTTTGCTGGTAAGCCATAATTCCAAACATTTTTCTTTCCTAAGTAATTTTCTCTTAATTCTCCTCCTTCTTTTCCAGGCATTCCCATATTAAGTCTTTCGTCTTTGTTTTTAATTCTATAGGATGGAGAAATTGATAATACTGTTGATTGTTGAGAACCTCCTTGGGTAGGATTTTTAGGATCTTCAGTAGGTGGTAATTCTGTTCCTACAGAAGCAGTATATAATTGTTTTCTAAAATCTTTAGGATATAGACCTGTTTGTTGTCCTTCAATTACATTATCTTGAAAAACTAATTGCTTTTGAGTAAATGTTCTTGAATTATTTTTATATAAAATATCAAAGTCTGGGGTTAATGAGCCTGATATTATTTCGTTAGGATTATTATTAAATCTTTGTGTAAAACCATTTGGTCCCACAAATATAGCATCCCCTGTATCTCCAAATAAACCTTCTGAATTTGAATATCCTGAGTATATTTGGTAATATTTGTTAGTAGCATACTTCGCTCCTGTAGATGAAAAATCTCCTACTGTTAAGTCTGGAATTTGATCTGAGTATGTTTGAGCTGCTTTACCTACTTGGTAAGTTCCTGCTATTATACTCATACCGGATACATTTGCAGCACCTGTTCTTTGATCCGCAAATCTAATATTTGTTGAACCTATTCCTAGTACCGCTCCAGGACCCCCACTATAAGAAAATACGTTTTGATCTTCATCAGTTCCTACCTCTGTAGCTCTATTATAGAATGTAACTAATCTATTACCATCAGAAGTTTCATTAAATAGTTTAGTAGCAGCTTCATAAGTATTTAAACCTAAATCACCTCCAAATAATGATCCTTCTACTACACCACTCATGGGTGAAAAAGGATCTAAACCTAATAAATTAGCATGTAATCCTAAACCATTACCTAAAGCTGTTGCTAAAGTTCCTATAGGTGTATAAACTCCCTGATTGATATTTCCACCCCCAGCAGCTTTTAATCCTCCCGGTCCTTCTTCCCATCTATAAGGTGTGACCCCTGCATATCCTAAACCAAATGAAGCTGGGGTTTTAACTGATGTTCTAGATAATATATTTTGTTTAGCTATAAATCCTAAACCTGCTGATGGGTTTTTAGTATCGATAAACATTTGTGTTAATCGACTTACATCATCTAAAGCATTTGAAACTGATTTTAATCCTCCTCTAACAATAAAATCAGGGCCTGATCTTACAGGAAGGCCATCAGATTCTAACCCTGATGGAATTTCAGAAGTAATGTAAGGTTGATTGCTATCAGCCCCATCACGTCTATCTCTTCCCCAAGGCAGATTAGTTAAATCTGTTTGGAAATTTATTAGAGGCATAGTTTATTTTTAAATTCCTGCTGCTCCGTCAGGTAAGTTATTTGCGTATCTGTTTACTGGTTCTTGATATGCTTGAGTTTGTTCACCTAATTGTGATGTTGATGGGTTTGTGTACCCCATAGCTCCTGCTCCAAAATTATCATACGCCGGGTTAGTTAGAGTAGGATCACCTATATTAGAATATTGATTGTGGAGTAATGAATTACCTACAACACTAACAGCATCTGGGGCTTGTGGGCTCGCTGGTGATACTGGAACTCCTAAAGCCGAACCATCTGTTTTAAACATTTTTTCGATTGAATTTGCCATAATTTATTGTTTTTAATTTGTTGTTTTATTATAAATATTATTAAATATTAGAAGTCGCCATAACCATAGATTTACCTACTTTAGCACCATCCATGTATACGTCTCCCCCTTGCTCTACGGCTGCTAGTAGTTTTTCTAGAAGTTTTTCTATATTACTACTATTACCACTATTATCACTATTATTACTATTACCACTACCACCACTACCTTCTAAACTTGTTCCTCCTATTAATAAATCGTCTTTATTAAATTTAATTGGTGATTGTCCTGGTCTTAGGATAAAATCATCTACAGCAAACCCATCAATTCCTTTAGTTTTTGCAATTTCTTTAGCATCTTCTAATTTTTCTTCTTGTATATTATCTACAATACCTGTTGCTAAAGCAGATGATAGACCCCCCCAAAGACCACCAATTATGGCTCCTGCAGCTGTACCTATACCTGGTACTATACTTCCTATTAGAGCTCCTGTTGCTGCCCCAGCTGCTGCCGAACCTGCGATTGTAGCTGCTTTTTCTATACCTGTAATTTGTGTTTCAGCAGATTTTAATGTTTCCTTTTCGTCATCTGTTAGATTGAATTTTTTAGCTTTTTCTTCATCCTCGGCAATCGCAGCTAAAGAGCTTGCTTCTCCTTCTTCAACAAACCCAGAAAATAAAGAACTTTCTACTAACCCGGTTAAACCTGCTATAAGTTTATCTAAAAGACCACCATCAACTAAATTTGCAAATGCTTCTTTTGCTTGACCCAAAGCTTTGTTAAATTTTTGGGTAGAATCCTCTTCTTGCTTTCTTAAGTATACCTGACCACCTAATATATCTCTTATTTCTTTTTCTGATTTTCCCGTAGCTCTAGAGGATGCTGCAATTTCAGCCATAGAATTAAGAATATTACCATCGGCATCTTTTCTTATTACTATTCCTTCTTTTTCTAATTGGTTTTGGAGTTTTAGACTTTTTTCAGCTAGAGCATCATTTTTAGCCTTACTCTCGTACATATCAGCTAACTCATTGACTTCCATCCCAACAGCATTTGCTAATGCTTTTCTCTGAATGATATTCATATTTAAGAAATCTTCCTGAGTTCCAGCTTCTTTTGATATTTCTTCCATTAAGCCTTTAGTATTACCCATTAAGGCATACTCTCTTGCTTTTTCTAAGTTTAATTGTCTACCTATAAGTAACTCAGCTTCCATTTCAGCTCCTATAGAGGATTCAAAATCAAGTAATTTTTCTCCAGCTCCTGCAACTTGGGATAAATTTAAACCTAATAATTTTGCTTGGAATACTGCTTGTGCTATATTATTAGTAATGAACTTAAAATTAGCTCTTAAATTACCTTGAATAGCTGCAGCTTCTTCAATAGTTTTATTCATATCAACTTGTATCCCAGATTGAGTTGACATTATTTGAAGGTTACCAAATAGTTCTTTATTATTATCTTGAAGAGATGTACCGGTTTTAACAGATTCCGCAAATAATTGAGTTGCAGATTCAGCACTTAACCCAAAATTCGCTTGCATTCTTGCTACTTCTAATACATTATCCGTAACTTGTTGACCAAACCCTCTTGATAAGTCTAATTGTACCCCTAATTGAGAATTAATAGTACTTAAGGCTTTTCGATAATCAGCAGCTAATATAGTTTGATTGCCTTGTTCTTTAGATATTTGGTTAAATTTATCAGCTTGAAGTTTTGTTGTCTTATATAATTCCCTTGCGGATTCACGACTGATTAACATATTTCGAGACATCTCTGCTGTGTACTTTGATGCACCTAACATAGCGTCAACAAAAAACTTAATGGCTTTAACAGCTAAATCTATTAAAATTAAAGGACCCATTGCTTTTGCTATAACAGGACCTAATGATTTAAAACCAGCTTTAAATGTACCTATACTTTTAACAGGTAATTTACCTATTTTAACTTGTCCTGCGGTAATTTTTGATTGTTTAAGAGCTTCTTGCATCCCCATCCCTTCCTTTCTCTTCTTTTTAAATAAGTCAAGTCCGATATTAGTTTGCTTGTTTTCTTTAACTTGTGCTTTCGATATTCCCTCAACGGTGCCAAAGTTTTTAAGATTTTCGGCACCTTGTGCTCTTGAGGCTTCTGCGGCTGCTTCAAAAGGTGCTGATAGTCCCTTTAAACCTGGAATTGAACCAACTACTTTTGATAGACCCCCAAATGATTTTGAACCAAAACTTTTTTCTACCTTCCGAGATTCTTCTTGGATTCCTTCAATTGCTGCTTTTAATTTAATAGCTTCTTCAACCTGCATCCCTATAGAATTTGATAAATTTATATTTAATCTACCCCCTATTGCGTTTAGTTTATTTTGTTCAATCATTAAAGATTGAATAGATTTATCTAAATCTAACTGTTCTTTTTTTAGTTTAGATTTTGTTTTATCAAGACCTAATTCATCAAGGTTTATAGTATAGGCAGAGGATGCAATTTTACTTATTTTATCAGATAAGGATTTAATTGTTCTTTTTTCTGATATTTGAAATTTTAACTGTTTTGTTTGATCTGCAAGGACATTATTAATATCTTGTTGATCTTTTAAGGTTTCCCCCTCAATACCCCTCCGTTTGTTAAGAATAAATAAAATTTCCTCTTCAAACGATAGATTTTTTTCAACCTCAGAATTTAATTCCTTTTGGTTCTTTATATTTTCCTTTGATACTTCGTCTTTACCGGGCATTAGAGTGGTGTTTTGTTATAAATATTAGAAAATACTATTTCTTTGATGCCTTCATAACATAACTAGGGGGTGTTACCTGCTTTGGGGGTATTTTGCTTTTATCGGGATTTGCTATATCTATTTCATTAGCTCCCTTTGTACTTTTAGCACGTGCTTCACTTTCAGCATCAAACCATTGTTTGATTTTATTAAATGTGAATTTACGTAACCATATAGGCATATTATATATAGTAGTATAATCATACCCACCATTACCGTGGAATACTATTTCATGAATTGCATTAAAAACCGAAACTCTATATGCTATTATTTGGTTTAGAGATCCGGCCAGAAAAAATTTAGAGATATAGGAATTGATATTTCCTTACCATTATCTAATGTGTAAGTTAAATCAACATCAGGGGATACATCTTTTATATAATTTCTTAAAGCTCTTGAATCTTGAGCTAATAAATGGTTTTCTACAAAAGATTTAATTTCATTTTTATCATCGTTGTCTCTAATAGAAACAATTTGATATTTTAATCTTGTAGTTACTTCACCTCCTGAGTTTCCTTTAAATTTAGATAAACTTTTTATTTCGTTTTTAATTTTTACTTCATCACTTTCAGTTAAGATTTTAAATTTTATATCTAATTGTGATTTTGGTAGGAGGAAATTAATATATCCATCTTCATCCGTTAGGGATGAATCAAAGGGTTTTGGTTCTATAGTTGATAAATCCATAACAATTTCTTTATCATCATGTGTAAATTTATACTCAGCACCATATCCTAAAATACGAGCTCCCATAAATATAGCATTTTTATCTCCGGTAGCAATATCTTTAACATCAAACTTTTTCATAGTTAAAGCTTCTAACAATCGTTCTAAAACTGTTCCCTTTTCAATAAGGTTTTGGTTTGTGAGGATGTCTTCTTCTTTAGCAGTCATATACTTCATTTCTACTTTACCACTACGAAGGGGGTGATCTTTAGGATAAATTAAACCTTTTGAAGGCAATTCTACCATTTCTGTTGGGAACTTAATATCTTCCATATAAATTTTATTTAATTATAACTTTATTATTCGTGTATACATATATATAATGTAAAAAAGCTTGACGGGAAGGCCAAGCTCTTTTTAAAAAATATGTTATTTCTTTTTAGAAATTTAACACGCAGTAATCCATTCCGATAGTTAAATCAATGTTTTGAGCTTCACCATCAGTATCCCAATTCATATCAGCAAACGATCCGTCTTTGATAAATGCTCCTTTTATGATCCATTCAGAAACAACATCACCTACAGGACCTAACACATCAATTGTTAAATCTTTTTTATAGAAATCAGAGTAACCATCTCTACCAGTTACTGATTCGTGGTGTAATCTAACCCACTCCATCACAGCTTGTGCCCCTGATGGTGTAATTGGGTCAAATAATTGCATCGTAATGTCATTCCATCTTAATTTACCTTTAACTTTTCTATAAGTGTTAATGTGGTTTAATGTAATTTCATCTTGTGCGAACCCTAATCCACTAATTCCTTTAATAATGTATGATGGAAAACCATCTACGTACATGATAAATCTATTAGCTACCTTTGGCTCAAATGCTGTGAAAAATATTTCGTTTGGATCTAATACTGCCATTTTATTTTTTATTTAATTTTTTTTATTCAGTTATAAATATTATACTTTCTAATTTTTACGCTGGGAATTCTGCTCCAGTTGGTAAAATGTTGAAATCTAAGTAAATGAATTCAGCCGTTTTAGTAGGTTGTATGTATATAGCACCTCTTAATTCGTTTCTATCAATTACATCGGGTCCATTATTTGATTCATTCATAACAACTTTAAACGCGTATAAACCCTGTCTTTGTTGTACTGATTCTAAATATGGATTAACTTGGCTTAAGAATGTATTTCTTGTAGCCGCTGTATTTTGTTCAAATACTAAATTATCAGAAATTTGAGAAATATAATTTTTAAGTGCAATTAATAATCTTCTAACATTTACTCTATCTAAAGCTGATGCTTGATTTTGTAATGTTTTCTGACCAAATACTACTACTCCTCTTCCTGGGAAGGTTGCAATAGGATTTACTTTATTAATGTATAAATCATCTCTATTAGCTTGAGTTAATTTTCTTTCTGCTTGAATTACTTGACTCAATCCACCTCTGTTAATACCTGCTGGTGCAAACCATGCTTCTGCTGTTCTATCATTATTAGCATAAACTCCTGGAATTAAGGTTCCACCTGGAACCCAAACTCTTTGTCCTGAATCTGGATCTGTTACCATACACCAAGGCCAATATGATGCGGCGTATGAAGTATCTTTATCATTAGCTGTTGTTGTAGCTGCTGTTATTGATGAAGCATATAATTCAAG